CTCTCAATACATTAACGTACTTGAGTAGTTCTATTCTGTCTTTTGGTTCAATAGTTATCTTCATTGCTCCACTCCTTTTAAAATGTGAGATATAACAGAAACTGTAAAGCCATTACCTAACATTTTGAACCTTTGTGTTTTAGAAACGCAGTTTGTGTAATTATCAGGCACCGTTTGAAGGCGCTCACATTCTATTGGCAATAACTTTCTCCAAGATAGTTTTTCTTCGCTAACAGCTACATTATCTTTTTCTACTGAGCTCAAAGCATTACTCTTTTCATCTTTTCTTAGCTCTAACATTTGTTTTGGTTTTGTTTCTTTCCATTTAACTCGTTGTCCTTCATCGTCATAAGATCTAGCTCTCCAAGCACCAGACAGTACTTTAGGCTCTCTATTACCACCTTGCATAGTATTTAGAGTAGGGGATTTACCCTCTGGCGAATAAACTCTTTTCAATATGTCATGTCCATTTATATCAACAGCTACACCAACTTGTTTTGGCTCCTTCAAAGCAAAAAGACTATCGGTTGATTGTTTGTGTTGATTTGCAAGTAAGGCACCGCTTTTTTCTTGATTTGGTTGGAAGGCTCTGGATCTAGGATTAT